ATACCATCCCAAACCGAACCGAGAATATCCGAGAGTACGTTTTTAATCGTTCCAAAAATACCACTAAAGATTTGAACGGCATCTTTCCAAGCGCTCTTCCAGCGACCGTGAATTAAATCAGAAACCAGTGCAAATGTACCGCTAACCGTCTTAACCAAGCCACTCAAAATATCGCCAACGGCTTTAATCGCCGTCTTTGCAACTGCACCGAATACTTTAAACGCCACACCAGCAATTTTCATCGTAGGTACGAGTACTGATTTAAAGAGCTTCATTGCGCCTTTGATTGCATCACCGCCACCCTTACCGGATAACGGCTTTACAACATACTTTTCCCACGACTTGGATACACCCTTAGTAGCCGAACTCCAAACTTTACTAATGGATCGCGTAACGGACTGGAATGGTTTCAGCAGTTTGCTGAACGTCTTTTGAACATCCTTAACTGCTGAACCAATCGATTTCTGCACCTTTTTAGGTAGTGCTTTTTGAATCGTTGCACCAAATTTAGCCCCAAGTGTTTGACCGATAGCTGCACCAGCCATACCACCAATTGGACCAAATAAGGAACCAATTGCACCACCAGCTAACATCCCAGTTGCGGATCCAACCTTCTTACCGGCGTTTTTCTGATTCATGCCAATCAAGTTAGTTCCAGCCATCGCTACATCCAAAATTGGAATTCGAGAAGCAACTTTACCAGCAATTGATAAACTGCCTTTAGCAATACTCCCCATACGCGAAATACCAGGAATTTTACCGACTAAGCTAGTCGCTTTTGAAACGCCACCCTTAGCAATAGTCTTAGTATCGCCCCATAACGTAGGTAGTAACGACTTAGCGCCTTGCTTGATAGCTGAAGCACGTTTACCAACACGCGTATTACCCAACCAGGTCTTAATTGGTCCGGGAGCTTTAACGCTCACATTCTTACCACGACCAGATTCATTTAGTAACCAGCTACCAGGAATACGAGCCTTGCTGCTAAACTTTGTAGTCCGTCCACTACTCTTCTCAGAATTCCCGCCAAATCCAACTAAGTCAGCAATAGATCCCAGGATACCCGTCTTACCCTTACCACCACCGAGTTTGCTGATAGCACCTAAAGCACTGTGCATCTTCATCAGTGATCCCGCAACTAATGCTAATGGACCCACTACTGCAGTAATCGCAAGCGCGGCACCAGTAAATTTCTTCACCGGTTCAGGTAACCCCTGGAATTTTTCGAGAATATCAGCGACACTCTTGGCCAACTTTGTCAGAGTCGGCATCCAAGCATTCGCGATATCAACACCAGAGTTCAATAATCCCTGCTTAACTCGGTTCCATTGATTCTGGAAGGTATCGAGGTTTTTCTCAGATAATTTGGCAACATAACCTTTACCGCCGTTCATATCCTGTGCCTTCGAAACCTTCTTATCCAGAGCATCAACTTGCTTGTAAGAAGCACCCAGAGCCTGCGCAGCACTCGACGCGTTCACGCCAAATAAGGCCGCATAGATTGCACCCTTATCAGTTTTGCTCATACCCTTCATCTTAGAATCCAGTTTCGCAAAAATATCTTGAATTGGCAGTAATTCGTTGTGCGCATCTCGGAAGTCGCTGTACTTCAATCCGAGCTTATCCATCGCATTGGGTGCCTTACCTTTAGAAGGTGGATTGATTAACCGCTGATAAATTTGGCGCATCGAAGTACCAGCTTGCGAGCCATCAATCCCAAAATTAGATAATTCACCAATTGCCGACGCTGTGGTATGCAGTGATTGATGAGCTGCATGCGCATCGGGTCCGGCATACTTCAGTGCCTCACCTAAGCCGCCAAAGCCAGTAGCCGTGAGGTCGGCACTATAAGCCATCTGGTTAATCGCTGTTTTGCTGGCACGTTTCATTCCCTTAACACTATTAGATTTCATCCCGAATTGTTCAATGGCAGACGCACCGTTGTCAACTACGTCATCGTATGAGTCGCCAGATGCAAGTGCGCCTTGTAAATAAGAGTTCTGAGAACCCAGCGCTTGTGCGGTCGTATAACCACGCCGATTTAAGGTTTCGTACCCTTTGGCAATCTTGGTCTGCTTCACACCGTACTCATCCGAGTAACGCCGTGAATCCTTGGACATTTGTGCAACGTTTTTCTTAGCCTCACTAGGGCTTTCGCCACCGGTTACTGCTAAGTTGTTGATCACCTTAAACTCGTTTTGGAGATCCTTGGCCGCCTTGATTGCGACTCCAGTACCAGCAGTAATCGCCGCTAGCCCCATCGTGGCATTCATACCAAAGTCCATCATCTTACTGCCTAACGAATCGAGGTCACGCGCTTGCCTAGCGAAATGGACTTGCCCGTTAGCACGCTTCATGCTAGACCCAAATCTATCAGTCTTTCGTGCTGTTCGATCTAAAGCATCGTTAGACCGATTCACACTGGAGGTTACTTTGTCAACATGATCATGTAACCTATCAACGCTATGTGACATCTTATTGAATTTGTCCCCATTAACATGGTCAACGGCGGTATCAAACCGCTTCATAGCGTTCTGAGCATCTTTGGCCGCACCCGTCAATTTAGGAAAGAGCTTTTCCACTTGTTGAATGGTTTTTTGCATCCCAGCAAGTTTAGAGAGACCATCAATATCGATTTTATACGATATCCGATCACCAGCAATATCGGTCATTAGGCCCCCTCCTTTCCCCCAAACGCCAACGCAATAGCTGAAGCCTGATTGTAACGGGCCATTTTATAACGCTGTTCGGTCGCATACTGCAGAATACTTAGTTCATTACCAGACATTCCCTGAATCTCTTCGCGGGTGATATTAACTGCACCGTGCATGTACGCTGACCATTCCATCGCCATCGCCGGATTTCGGTCAAAAATCTTCTCAATCTGACGTTTGTTGAAGAAGATATTACTCCGATAGGTAAAACGTCGTGATGATGCCCATAAAGTCATCCAATTCACTCTTCGTCATGCCAATCTTAGAAAGGCTTTCAAAAGTGACTGTATGCAATGGGGCACCATCTACCAGAATTACTCGAATAAGTTCCTTCATAATCATTTGATATACTTCAACGTTGTTAACCATCATGTAACGTTGCCCCGTCTTACTTTCGTTAAAACGAAGCGTTGTATCAGATAGCTTGGTGCTAATCCCTAAATCAGGCTTAACCACCGATGTTTTTAGCGTTTTACCGTTCTTCAGCACGTAATTGAAGTTGAAGTTATCATCCACCTTCAGTTCCGGTTCATCCGAAGTACGTTTGATTGAGGGTAATGTGTCCATCACTTCCGGGTGCGTGTCTGTTGCCTCACCATCTGCAGTATCATCCGCTTTACCTGGATAATCCGGCATTGCAGTAACGTTAGCCGTTTCATCAGCAGTTGCTGTAGCCGCAGAAGTTGGAACTCCTGCTGAAGGTTCAGTTGTGCCTTCGGTCAAAACATCATCAATACTTGTTGCTTCACTCATATAAACTTCCTCCTAGATTAAGCATCCTTGTTGCCTTCAAGCGTTGCCTTAACGCATGAGAAGGCACAATCAACAGTTTGTGCACCACCACCGATGTTGATATCAGGCTTCTTAGTGAGCAATGACTTGCCTGAGTAAACGTGTTCGTATGGTGTAACGATGTTAATCTTGTGGTAACCGGTTGAAGCACCATAACCCATGATTTCTTGCCAAGTGTCGGATGCACGGTTCAAGTGCATCGTGATCGTAGCACGGTCATCATGGTTCTTTACTGCAGTCCCAGCGCCTTGCGCATCGATTTCCAGCGTAACGTTATCCGTTAACCAGGTAATACTTACAAGGTCATTCCCGTTGAAATACTTAACCAACTTGTCATCCAAGTAAACGGCGACGTCGGCAGCATCAAACAACGGTTCGTCGTCTTCAAGTGCGTTGGATAGGTTTTGATCAGCCATATATAATTCCCCCTTTACATTACGATTGTGTTTTCAATGTAGACGTCTTCGACCATGCCCATTGGGTGGTACTTCGTCTTAACACCACGCATTTCACGCTTAGTTTCATACGTCTTAGGCAACTCACCAGGTTTTGCGTAGTCCACGCTGTAATCTGGTTTACCCGTTTCTAACCCCGAATCATCAAGTTCAGGCGCAATGATATCCAAATCACCAGCATCTAAAAAGACACCCCGAATGACAGTAATAATGGCGTCAAAGCCAACTTCACTGTATGGGATGCCTTCTTTAGCATTTTGAACAAATAAGTGGGTGGTTTGAATCGTAATTTGGTTCTGAATCCAATCCCACCCTAAGATCGTATCGATGTGGATATCATCAGCCGACATCCGTGAACTCGTCAATCGGGCAGAGTCTAGAACGTAAGCATACGTAACGATATTGTAAGCATCTAATTGTGCTAGGTCATCCGGCGTAAAGCTATAACGGTCCTGTTCCTTGGTGTAAGGTAAATCACCAATCGCGTACTTCCAAGCCGAATGCGGTTTACGACCATAGACCGTACCAATCACAGCGGCATCGAATACGTTGTTGTACGTATCTTGCATGTCAGCGGTCGAATCATCAACTGCAGGCAACGTTAACTTGAAAGTCCGCTTATTCCCCACATAACTTTGCATGTCCGTTACGTTAGTAGAATATGCCATATAGATACCGGTGTTTTGTAATTCAATGAAGTTTGAAATTGCTTCCGAAACATCAGCATTAAATTCTGCTAAGAACCAGAACTGTGGGCCCGCAAAGTAATACTTCTTCAGTGCTTGAACTGCACCTACCGCGTCTGTAGCAAGTTCACCAGTAGCTGAAGCAACATCAGCCGTAATCAAAGCACCATCACTAGTTGGTGTGGCTTTAACGTTTGTGGGTGCCGCTTCGGTATCGCTCGTACCTGGTGCAAATGTAATTACCAGCAAGCTGGCAGCTTCTTGATTCGCCGCAAAGTACGCGCGCGCCTTTTTCCATGTTGGCGAATAAAGATCGTAGTCTTCGGCCACACCATCTAAATCGTCGTAAACCACAATACCTTGCTTGTCGCCTTTAACTAACATGCCTGCAAAGACATCTTTGGCAGCCGTCAAGTACTGGTTTGAAATATGAGCCGGTGAAATCCGGTTCAAGGTACTAAATAATGTACTAGCCATTATTCATCCTCCTTCGTATCAATTGAAATATCCGTGATCGCTGAAATTTGATCAATCGGACTCTGGTAATGTCGATAGTATTGAAATGTCACATCGAAGCCAACGTGATGCACGGCCGAAATGGGTAAATTCGTAATTGAGCGAGTGTTTGGCGTGGTTACCTGTTGAATCGTAAATCCACCATCCCGTCTCATAGACTGCCGAGTGTAACGGTCAGCAAGATAGATTCTCAACTTTCCACAAGAACGGGTTGCTTCCAACATTGTTTTAGCGAATACGTCTAACGATACTGTCGTTTCAAACAAGCCGTCATTCAACGTTGCGTCACCTAAAACTGGGTCGTCAATCACTATTGGATAGTACGTTACAAATGGTAAAGTTTTCGTTTGTGCAATTCGCTCATTGGGAACGACTGACATCCCAGTAATCTGTTCAACTACCTTGATGAGCGTACCAAGGTGTTTTTCAACTTGGGTTGGATCCTCATCAAATGGATACAAGTGCGTCATCCCCCTTCAGCAGATACACAAAAATACCGGCTACGTTGTCGTACTCGGCAATTTTATCAATTTGTAGGACGTGGCCCTTCGTTTCCACTAACGTTCCACGGCGATACTCGTGTTCTGAATACCACTTATACATCGTTGGCAGTGTATCGCCACCACCACTCATCAGTTGCGCCATTTCAGCAGAAAACTCAGACGATTTTGGTACGACCGGGTCATTTAGTCGTTCGACTTTCGAATCATTATCTAAATCCTGCTGCGTAAATGAAATAGCTTCGTTTAACGAATTAACATGGTCACCATCGAGAATGTTAAATGCTGGGTGAACCCTAACAGGAACAGCGAATACGCTCAATGCTTCGTATAGATCTTCAACGATACTCATCGCTTAACGACCTCCTTATCAATTGAGCGGTACAAGCCACCGGTATCAACTAATGGCTGGTTACGTCCCTTTTTTCTGATGGTACTTGGTGCGTTGGGCGGCCCCACGATATCAATTTGATGTTTGACGTCTTCAACCATCCGATCACCCACTATTTTGTAGGCTTTATTACCGGTCAGTGAACCATTCAGCACTCCCTTAACTGCTTCACGACTGACAAAACGCCAACCATGTTTGCTGTTTCGGTACAGCGAACCACGCAAAAAAGACCGGGCTGGAATTTTAGTAGTACCAAATTCGTTGTACCGGACAATCTGTTGTAGTTCCTCCTGAGTATGTTCAGGTACCTCTTTGATTGCACCAACCGATACTTGATTAGCGTTCAACTGCTTCAACCTTCGCTGTTGCAATCGAAGCTTCCTGATGACGGCGTCTGCACCCGATTCCATTAGTAAACCAGCGGAATCTTAATCGTACTACCAACCTTCAATTCATTGGTTTCGATTCCGTTGGCCTGCTTAATGGCACCCACGGTCGTTTTAGCGCGTAACTTCAACCACAAGTTAAACACCGTGTCGCCTTCTTCAACGTGATAACTAGCAAATTGAACTTCACGCCGACCAATGAGCACTACACCCACCGGCTTCAACGTGTTGGTTCGCTTCTTTCGTGGCATTCCAATCATCCTTCCTACAAAAATTGAACTTGATTCTGACCATACCCTTGTTCTGACAGCAAATGTTTAAACTCGCTCCAGTAATCATCGGTATTGGCATCATCAAATTTGGTGTACTCTCCGTCATCAGCTTTAACCGACTTAAAGCGGTCCCTATGCTTTAGTACATCTACAAAAATCAAATGGCAGGCATACAAATAGGTCGCACGACCCAACACAGCACTATTCAGTTCGTATGCCTGAATCAGCCCCATTGCATCTTGCACTTTGTCCCTGATAGTTGCCTCATCTATTCCCTTCATTCGCGGGTTATTTTCAACCTTGGTGATGAGTTCCTCGATTGCCAATTAGCTCACCTCGCTAGCTAGCGGTAACTGTGATTTTAGCGCCGTCATCCGTTGCCGTTGCTGTTACCCCCGTTGGTGCGGGTGCTTGCGCTTTGTTAACAGTAAAGGCCGGTACGGGAACCTTATCCGATTCCGTTAGCTTGCCATCAGGGTCAGTGTGACTAGCTTCGTAATCGCCAGCCGCTACTGCGGTACCAGCGTCCAATCCGGTAATTACGACGCCATCAGCGTCGGTTCCGGTAAATGCAGGCGTCGTTTCGCCCTTTTTATAAATGTTTAAAGTTAAAGCCATTTCATGTTGCCTCCTTAGCCTGCAGTTGCAGGCTTGACAGTAAATCCGGGCACATCAACACGTTTAGATTCGGTCAATGCACCAGTATTATCGGTGTGAGTAACTTGGTAGTCCCCATCAGCAACCACAGTCCCGGCTGCTAAACCAGTAATAGCTACACCGGTTGCATCGTCACCAGTTGCAAGTGCAGTCGTGCCGCCTTTTGCGTAAACATTAAGCTTTAAAGCCATGGATGATTCCTCCTTCATTCTGTTAAGTGAGCGAGTAGTTGAGCCTTGGTGTCATTAGTCTTATACACGACGCTGTGAGCGTCAAAATAAGCTCTGATCGCATCATTGGTCCAACTGTCATCAGGGACGCCGCCCATTTCAGACGGCGAATCTATTTTGACGCGGTACCCGCAGTAATCAGTGCACCGTCATCTGTCGGGGTCGCCACCACATTAGTCGGCGCAGTAGCCTGTGTAGTGCTACCGTTTTCGTTATTAGGTGGCGTTACGCTTTTGGGTTAACGTTCATAATCACAACATTGCGAACCTTGTCGAATGCTGGAAGTACGTTTTGAGAAACGTGTACTAAAGTGGCAACTGGGTCATGGATACGATCAGTGTAGACCGTAATCCCATCACTCATTCGTGAAAGCTGAACAGTTGGGTCACCAGCAAGGCCCATGTCTTCGTTGGTATCAGTCCAAACCATACGACCTAACGAACCAGTAGGCGTTAACACAACCACATCGTCAGGGATGAACCGGTCGCTGCCAATACCTTTGTTATAGATAACTACTTGAACGCCAAGTGTGTCGCTGACCAATTGAGTTACCGCTGATTGAGTCACCGCAACACCCTTATTAGCACGTCCATCCGTTAACGTGGTAATGATTTCACCAGAATCACGTAGTTTGCGGAAGGTACGGCCGTTCATGAAGGCAACACCAATATCGGTACCGTTATCATCGCTGATTTTATCCATTTGCTTTTGAATATCATCAAGTGGTGACGAATCAGGCGTGCCCCATTCGGTGGCCACTGACACCTTGTGCTCATCGGGCATGTGGAAGTCCCGAGTGTAAACTAAGTTATTACTTCCAGTGCCATCACTACCAGCAACGACAATTTTACCGGTCGTCAGGGCTTGCATAGCCATGATTTCACGCGTGCCATAGCCAAACGTTAGTAAATCGTCTAGGTCTTGGTATTGCGTTTTAGTAATTGCTTGAATTTCAGCTTCACTGCTGTTATTAGCCAACGCACGGTTAATATCACGACGCCGTTTTTCGTTCATAGCTTTGTAGTTTTTGAACGGAATAAGCGAGAACGGTTCACTTTCGAATCCACGGTTGCCGAGCTTAACAGAAGCAACGTCTTCTGTGGTGGCGGTCATCATGCGTAACTTAGATTCTTCGCCGTAATATAGCTTGGTCGTATCGGTGCCACTGTACGTTAAATCAAAAATGCTTTGATACAGATATGGTTTACGTTCATTAGCACGTTCATTCCAGTTACCAATGATGGCAGCTGGATTTTCAATATCACTAATCGTTAACATTTAGTTTCCTCCTAAATTAGTCTCGGTTAATAACGGTCACTCGGGGGAGAACCGCCTTTAAAGCCGTAATGAGGTCATCGGTGTACATAGCGCGCGTGGTTTCGTCCATACGGGCCAAGTTAATGGTTCCAGCTACGATGACTGAAGCAGGAACAGCACCACCAGCGACGTTATAATCTTGGCGTAAAATGCCCTGTGCTTTGGTTGCATCAGTTGTCGGTGCTAAAGCTTCAGCACCATCGTTGCTAGTCAAGGCGTTCTTAGTGGCTGTTAAAAGCACGCCACCCATCAAATACTTTTGACCATCTGCATCAGCAGTTGCCGACGGATCATCAACCATGTTCGCAATTAAGGTGGCATTATAGTCATCGACTAAGATGTCATGCGTGCCGAAAATTTGTTTCTTCATTTAAAAATCCTCCTAACTGTTAGTAACGTGTTTGCAATGGGGCTCTGGACGTTCCAGACTTCGCTACTTCAGCGCCGAAATTAGAATTAGAGTTCTGATGTTTAGTATCAGATGGCAATTTGCCTTGCCGGTACTCATCGCGAACACTGGATTCTGTGTTCTGCTTGACCTGTGTCACAAAGGACAACAGCTTCTTAGAATTCTCAATGGTCTCATCGGCATCATCACTCACAAATAAGTTGATAATGTCGTCTGGGACCTCAACGCCGCCCTCGTGAAACACGTTTACGACCTGCTTAGTCGTCTTATCGCGTGCAATTTGGGCTTTGAGCGATTCAATTTCCAGTTGGTCCTCAGTCTTCGGCTTTTCTTTAGGCTTGCCACCGTTTTTCAACGCTTCCAGTTCGTCCTGTGCGGCCTTTAACTGTTCTGCAAGCTGATTCTTCTCGCCTTGTTCCTTGCCGATTCGGCCTTGCAGTTTCTCAATGATTTTGGCGTTCTTATCATCGGTTTCTGTGGTGGCCGTATCGTCTGGCTCTGGGTCATCTTCGTGAGTTTCAGCTTGTGAATCATCCG